ATGGACAAGTAATGTACGAAGGTGAATTTCGTGCATTATTCCCAAACACTTCAATGCCACAACAACTGTCAGAGGAACTGTTAAACAGTTTTGGTGCTGATGTAGTATTTGAAGGGCCACAAGCAACAGGTGGTACTGTTTACCAATACTCTCAAGCCTCTGGTGTAGAGCAAGTAAATGGTAAGTGGTACACAAAGTACATTTTAGGCCCTGTCTTCTTAGACCAAGTTGTAGATGGTGTAACTACTACTGCTGCTGAACAAGAAGCTACTTACAAGGCTCAGAAGGATGCTGAACAGGCTAAGTCTGTTCGAGCTACTCGTGATGCTAAGTTAGCAGAGTGTGATTGGACTCAAGTAGCAGATGCACCTGTTGATAAGACAGTATGGGCAACATACCGCCAAGCCTTAAGAGATGTTACAGCGCAGTCAGGCTTTCCATGGACTGTAGAGTGGCCTGAGAAACCATGACAAACGAAGCAGTATCAACGAAAATAGCATCAGCAGCTACTTATGGTGGCTCTAGTGCAGCAGTCATCTTTGGTTTAACAGCCAATGAGTTTGCTGCTATCTCTGGTGTTGTCATTGCTTTGATTGGTTTGTTGGTTAATATCTACTTCAAGCATCAGCACTTGAAAATTGCACGAGCATCGGCTAAAGCTGATGAACAAGAAAAATGATGGACTGGGCTGAGGCATTTATTGCAGCAGCCTTTGTCAGTTGTTTTGTTATTTTTTGCACCATTGTTATCGTATGGTGCTTTCCTTGATTTTGGCTGTATCTATTGAATACAGGTGTATTAAGTGGGTTTGGATTGGCGATGTGTACAACCGAAAAACCTACTGTATTGAATGGAAAAAGGTTGAAAAGAGATGATTCCATTAGACCCGATGGCAGCACTCGATGGCTTACAAAAAGCCATTGGGATGGTCAAGAAGGCTAGTAAAGTAGCCAATGATTTAGGCGGTCTAGCTCCGATGCTAGGCCAGATGTTCAATGCCAAGAGTGCTGCTACCAAAGCCATGCTTCAAGCCAAGCGTGACAAGAAGGGTAGCAACATGGGTACTGCACTTCAGATTGAGATGGCTCTTGAGCAAGCCAGAGCATTTGAGGAAGAACTCAAGATGCTGTTTATGCAGACAGGCAAGATTGACGTTTGGAACAAGATTAAGGCTCGTCAAGCTGAGATGGACTTAGAGGACGCCAAAGAGATAAAAGCATTGCGTCTTGAAGAAAAGCGTTTAAAAGAAGAAGAAGAAGAACAGATGACTTACTTAATTGCAGGTTTGGTCATTGTTGCTTTGCTTGCTGCTATTGCTTTTGGTGTATCAGAAATTTCAGATATGTGCGCTAAGACAAAGTGTGGGCGATGAACGAATATCAAAAGACATTTGATTTAGCTCTTAAGATCGTTATCTATGGTCTTGTTGCTTTATGGTTCTTAGGTTTTCTGAAGTTCTTGCCTGATGACTTATCGGACAAAATTGTTAATTTACTGTTGGGCAAAGTAGGGTTAGGAAAATGAAATACTTACTGTTGCTATTGCTACTTACTGGGTGCAAAGATGTTTATAGGTATCCCTGTCAAAACCCAGATAACTTCTATTTAGAGCAATGCCAAAAGCCAAAGTGCTTGTTTACTCAGATGTGTCCTGAATACTTGGTAGCTCCTATTCTTGAAAAGAAAGTTAACGATGTCCAACCAGAAAACAAGCCTATCAACTGAAGACATTGAAGTCCGAATCTGGGGCTTTGTGGTTGTTGCAGTTACCTGCATACTTTGCTTTATTGTGGTTGCACTTCTATACTCTGTGACATTTGTGACGCAACCAATCAAGAGTATGGCTCCGATTGACCAAGCCTATACCAAGATGTTGAACGACATTGTTTTACTGATTGTTGGCGGCATCGGTGGAGTGATGAGTAAAAGGGCTGTAGGCGCTGCTACAAACGCTTTAAAGCCTCTACAGCCACCTATTCCTATGCAACCTACTTGCTATGGAAATAATCAGTCCTATGGCTCATCCTACACGCAGCCACAATCTGCCTATGGACTACCTAGTCAACCATTCGGTGCAATGCCAGTTTGGAAGAATCCAGAACTAGATGAATCATGGACTCCTCCTCCTCCTCCGACTACTCCTCCAGAGCATCTTGAGGATGACCAAGAGCGTGAGCATTTAGCACAAGCAAGAAAAGAGGCTGAATGATGTTACCACTACCTTGGTTGATTGTTGGTGTTCTCATTTCCTTGTTTGGGACTTACAGGGTAGGGCATCACTATGGCTGGCTAGAGCGTGATAACGACATGAAAATAGCAATTGCCAAGAAGAATGATGAGGCTCGTCAGATAGAGCAAAACATGACTGAGAAACTTAATCAACAATCTGCAAAATTACAGGAGGCTAATAATGCTATTAACCAAAAAACTACTGCTCTTGCTGTCGCCAATCGTGCTGGTAAGTTGCGCCTCTGCCCCACAAGTAACGTACAAGCCTCCGCAAGTCCCTCCACTACCAGCGCAGATACAAAAGCAACCAGTCAACCTGACAGACAGACTGACACAGCTTCTGATGCCGAAAGAGCAACCATCGAAGCCATCGCAGAAATAGTTGCACAAGGCGATAAGAATACTGCTGCACTCAATGCTTGTGTTGACTCGTATAACGAAGTAAGGAATCTCTTAAATGGTAAACAATGAGCAATTAAAACAACTACATATTGGAGAACAATGGGTAGATGCGCTTAATGAAACATTTGAGCGTTTCAATATTGCTACACCTGCTCAACAAGCGTCTTTTATTGGACAAGCTGCGCATGAAAGCGGTAACTTTAAAATGCTTGTTGAAAACTTAAACTATCGTGCAGAGACTTTAATGAAGGTATGGCCCAAGCGTTTCCCAACTTTAGAGTTTGCAAAGCAATACGAGCGTGACCCTAAAAAAATTGCTAACTCTGTTTACGCTAATCGTATGGGCAATAGGGATGAGGCATCTGGTGATGGTTTTCGTTTCCGAGGCAGAGGTCTTTTTCAAACCACAGGGCATAGTGGGTACTATCATGCAGGACAAGCGCTAGGAGAGGACTTTGTTATGAATCCTGACCTAGTGGCTACGCCTAAGTACGCTGCTTTAAGTGCAGGATTTTTCTGGTCAACCCATAAACTAAACAACTTTGCAGACGTTGAAGACTTTAAAGGCATGACCAAAAAAATTAACGGAGGTTTTATCGGTCTTGAAGACAGGATAAAACACATCCGTCATGCGCTGAGTGTTCTTACTGCTTAATCTTTATAAAAGATGCCGTCAGCACCAAGTCTTCCAGTTCGTCCTTTAATCTCCTCGTAAGCGCCTTTAAAGCACTCTACAAGGTCAAGATCAGCACAAGCACAGCCCATGACAAGGGTCGTAACTATATCCCCATAAGCGTCTGCTATAGCAGCTCTATCGCCCTTGGAGATAGCATCGAACAACTCTTCTAGCTCTTCCTTGGTCTTCAGGGCTTGAGCATATGGTGTGCTGTTCTGCACAATTCCTCGTGCTTCACCCCATTGGATGACTTTCATTTCAACATTTGCGTATGACATGCCCACTCTCTTTCATTTCTACCTGAATTTGATTTAACTGTTTTACCTGTGAGATGGATAAGACCTAGCTTCTGCATCTCGTTTAAGCGTCTAGCAACTTGATTACCCTCTAGGCTGGTCAATGCTGATATGCCATCTTTACCTAATGCGCCATATTCTTGTAGGCACTCTAGGATGATTTGATGATGTTGAGCAATTGCTGGCTTGATAGCCTCTGCTGCTTCATGTGAAGTTACAGGGTCTGCTGCTCGAACTCGTGGGAATTCTGGCATCTTAAATATTTTTTCAAACGCACTTTTAATATCCATTGTCTTCTCCTTGAGGTGGGTTACTCGCTACGTCTGTGTTGCATCCACTAGAAACTCCCAGAAGCACAGCATCCGCTTTCACCCTATTAACTTAAATTTTAGAAAGGCGCGTCGTCAAAGTCGTCTCTTGCAGAACGCTTTGTTGGTGCTTTAGCTTCTTTCTGATCTTTAGCTTTAACAGACAATGACATAAACTTAGTTCCGTCTTTGCCTTCCTTTAACCATGCGCTAATCCAGAAATCTACACCCTCAACATTGAGTGAGCCTTTGTAATGAGGAAACTTCTCATCATCCCTGCGGTCGTTTTTCCATAACGCACCACGATTTTCATTGTTGTATTCCATTTATAACTCCTTAGCTTTCTTCAATGCGCTACGCACTTTGCTCGGCAAGAGTGTCCATAACGCGATTTTTTGTTCAGAATCTAATTTTTCAGATTCCAGCTTAACCCAAGCATCCTTGGTATTTCCCTGTTCGCAACTAGCAATCAATTCAATTGCTAATTCCTCTAGGTATCGTAATTCCTCAATTGGAATATTCTCTGTTGCGCCTTGTGTTGGCGTAATGATTACCTTTTCTTCTTTGATAGGCGCAGATGAATCAAGAGCATCATGCTCAACGATTTCCATAGCTGTAACCCATAGGTAGCGTCTAGTGTATGTTTCTACTGCGCCAAGGTTCTGGATAGGATGGCAGCCTTTAAGATTAGCATCTGCCATTGGCGAAGTAATGACGATGTTAGTGCCGTCTTCAACGTCTGTGATTGTAAGACTGGCTATTTCTGCATCATAAGAGACTACGCCACATAATCCAACTTCAAAAAAGATTTCATTGATAGTTGGGATAAAGTCACCAAGTTCAAAGTATTGATAATTAGCAAACTTATTGTGACCAGACTTCTTGAGTTGTTTGTCTTGCAACATCAACCTTGCACGCATTAACTTTAAATGTACCATTTTCATTTCCTTATTGAATTCTTTGAATATTCTTTGCTACCAACCATTTGTCGCCAAGTTTAAGAACTGCTCTTACCCACTTGCGTTGGTTGTACTGGTTGACTTGTTGTGGGACTAAACTGTTGTTGTACAGTTGACGAGCCTTGCGTCTGAGTTGTTCTGTTTGCATTAGGCTCTCCATGCCAACATAACACCCCAACCACCAAAGATGATGATTGCCAATATCCATTCAACTAGTGTTTGAATAATCTTACTTTTCATTTTTATTTCCTTAAAAGCACCCACTTACGAAATGTTGTGGGCTGATGTAAGTATAACAAGAAATAAACGAAATGTTGAAAATATTTTCACAAAGTGTTGAAATTATGCAAAATGTTGTTATGATGCAACTATGAACAAACTAACCGACAAAGAACTAATTAACTTGCTTGGTGGGCCAACAGTCCTGTCTAAGCGATTAGGTTTTTCCTCTAGCCAGCGAGTACACAACTGGATAAATAGAGGAATTCCTGCTTCAATTAAATTGGCTTATCCAAAACTATTTCTGAACAAAAAAATCAAATGACACAAGAACAAGTAATTAACGCCCTGCAAAACGGCCCATTGACTTCACACGAAGTTGCTAACCTGACTGGTATGCCTCAAGCTACAGTATTGTCAACTTGTAAGAAGTTGCGCTACCAAGGTAAGCTGACCACAGAATCTGTCAAGGTTGGAAGGTGTTGGGTTGCAAAGTACACGCTATCAGATAAAGAAATACAAAAGGAAGATAGCGACGTAAAAATCATCTGTGGAATTAAAACTTACGGAATCTTTACAAAAGCTGAATATGCCGTGATGAAGGCGCAAGCAACTCGATTGTTTGGCAAATACTTATCTAAAGGTATTTCTAACCATCAAAGTATTTAAAAATATTGCACAAAAGTAAAAATTATGTTTATAATTAAATTGTCTGAGTGGCATCAGGCGATGAAAGCAATACAAAACCCCATAGATTCCTGTGTGGTCTTGCCTGACAACAGGCGAACTTTTGATTGCTTTCAATCGTTTGTTGTTGCTCTCGCCAAGAGCCAAGACCACAGAGTGATTTATGGGGTTTTTTGCGTTTGGCGACTATGCAATGCGGTACGTCGGTGGTTGCATCAAGGGATACCCTGTTACACGAGCGAACTAGAGCAGGGGCGGTGGGCGAAGGATAGAGCCGAGTGGTTGGGATGAAAGTCTCAGAAGTCTGTCCAATGCGATGCGATGACATGGCTCCGAAGGGGAAGTTATCCATAAGCAGGGCGAATCTGTATTTTGATACGGAAAGGCTTTGCTTTGCTCAAACAATCACCAAAGGGGAATTATGAGGATATGTAAGTGTGGTGGAGTAGTAAGACAACATCAACTGGTAAACAACAGAGAAGCATGGACTTGCTCAAGTTGTGGAAGGTACGAAATTGTAGAAGTCAAATTAGAAGTTAAGGTTAATGAAAAGGAGAGTGAAAAATGATGGACTTGTTTGGCAACGAGATACCTGAAGAAAAGAAGAAGACAGACGAAGGATTTGATGAATTCTGGTCTGCCTATCCTAAATGTTTTAGAAAAGGTGAGAAGGCTTCTTGTAAAAAGAAATGGGCTGATTCTTACTACTTTATGCAAAAGGAAATCATTGTGAAACATCTGCAATGGATGGCGACAACAGCACAATGGTTAAAAGATGGTGGTGCATTTATTCCTGCGCCATTGGTCTATCTGAATCAACAACGATGGGATGGTGCTGACATACCTGAGATAAAGCCTGTCCAGACTGTTGACCCTGCACTAGCCAAGATTGATGCTGACCGCAAAAAAGCAGCGCCAATGCCAGAACACATTCGAGCTAAATTAGCAGAATTAAGGAAATGAAAATGCCTATCTTTTTACCAAAAGAATTTGAAACTGAAGTTTTTGGAACTGGCGATGGCTTTATTGTCATTGGACAGAAAAATAATGATGGTCATGAAACATTTGTTCATTTATCTGTTCATCAATTTGAAACAATTTTTAACCATGAAAAAAGGTTAATAAAAGAAGCGGAACAAGATGATGTCTCACCATGACGCTATGAAACTACTAGACAAGGTGCGTGAAGGCATACCTTATCCACTACACCTGATAAACAAAGCATTGGAATTGACTGGTGACTTGGAGTAGACGAAATATAGAAGGCCCAAGCGATAGGGTAATCATCGAGCAGGCAGAAGCTCGGGAACTTTATCATAATTGGGAATGGTCAAAAAATCGTGACCTGATTCGAGCAAGACTAGAGCGAGCAGAACGAATCTATGGCTCTGGCGCACGAGACAGGATTCGTTTTTATATGGCACAAATGCGAGAAGGAAAACTGGAATGACATTTATCGTCACATTTAAGGTTGATGGCAACCCTGTTGGTAAGCAAAGAGCAAGATATGCCAAGCGTGGAAACTTTGTCCAAACTTATACACCAGAGAAAACGAGAACTTACGAATCTTTGATTAAAGACTCAGCAAAGCAAGCAATGGGGTCTTCCGAGCCTTTAGAGACCCCTGTAAGCCTTTATTTATACATCCGAGTGCCAATCCCTGCATCCGCTACAAAAAAGCGTTTGGAGGCCATTGCTAAAGGGGATGAAAAACCAATCAAGAAACCTGATGCTTCTAATATTTTGAAAAGCATAGAAGACGGAATGAATGGAGTGGTTTACAAGGACGATTCGCAGATTGTGAATATCCATGTGACTAAGGTTTACTCAAGTCAAGCTGGTGTGGATATTTGCGTCAAGGAGTGCCTTGAATGAAAGCGCCTTACAAAGCCATTGAGTACATCATTGAAAATTCATGCAAATATGCAGAAGCTAAAGCACAAAGAATTTACCTTGAGGAGTTCCGAAAAACTAAAAAGGCTTTGCTGATGAAGGATGCAATGGCTAGAGGGATAGATTCTGCTGTTGCTCAAGAGCGTGAAGCCTATGCACACCTTGAATATGCTGACCTACTCAAAGGTTTGATGATTGCTATTGAGAAAGAAGAAACCTTAAAGTGGATGCTTGTTGCTGCCCAGATGAAAGCTAATATTTGGAGAAGTGAGCAAGCAAGTGAGCGTCTTGGCGTAAAAACAACAGAATAAAAATAGTTGCGCATTTCAACAAAATGTTGATACAATCACTACAGCCCAAGCAATTTGCAAGGGTACTTTTAAGGACTAAGCAATGAAATACGAATTTGACACAACTGTTGGTGAAGGCTCTGTAGTAGTTACTGTTGTCATGGACTACGACACAGACGAAGAAGGCGTTTATGGCGAGAACATTGAAGACATTATTTACGAGAAGGTAAGTGTGCTTGGTCTGTTCTCTGCTGAACAATACAAAGAACTTGAGATTGAAGGCTGTATGCGTTTGTCTAAGCACA